AGCCTTTGGGACAATTTCTGGCTCAACCTTTTATGCAGGATCCAGAGGATGTTCTTTCTGCTGTTCCCTTTATTCCTCCAGAAATTCCCGCAGAATTTTATGAAGAACTAATGAGTCTTGCTTCTGGTAGATGGGGTAAATCGGAAAACTTTGTGCCTGGAATGGCATTCCCAATAGAACCAGAAATAGATGAAGATGAATTGGATCTCGATCCTGGGGAGGGTTTAACAGATTTTGTATAATGCCTACTTACAAAGTATATCCTCCGAAGGATGGGAAACGATGGATTGTTATCGGAGAGCGGGAGAAAGAAATATTAAAGGCTGGATCAGTTTTGATTCTTAAAGATTGTGAAGCTATATGCGAGCGAATTGACAATGAAACTGAGTGTTATATACTGGTAACGGGCGCACAAAGGGAAATACATAAGAATATGGTCGTCCTTAAAAAGATTACACGGGAGTAGGGGAACCCCGATTTTAAGTTTCCCCATTGTATTGAATTGAATTTGGAGATGGACATGGCAGACGAGCAGACGGACAACCCCCTTTCTGGATCCGACGAGCAAACTTCAGAGCAAACGCCTGACGTTCAAGCGGGAACCAATGAGGGACAAGTTACATCTGGAAGCGAGTTTACCGCCGGGGGTAAAGATTTCAGCAGCCTGGAAGATCTTCGTAATGCGTATTCTGAACTTCAAAAGGGTTTCACTCAGAAATCCCAAGAGTTTTCAGACTATCGTGTAGAATCGGAGAAATACCGGGAGGCAATGAATGAAATCAAAAGTGACCCGGAACTGGTAAAGCAGATTCGTACCTATCTTGAAGGCAATCAGGCGAGACAAGGCTTACAAGCCCCCGCCCAGAGAGGCCTGAGTAGTGCGGAAGAATCTCGTATTGCGAAAATGGAGCTTAATTTTGAGACTCAGGAACTTCAGAAAAAGCATCCCGACTTAACAGGGGATGATATAGCAGCTATCTACAGGTTAGGTGCTGATCTTTCAGAGAAATGGAATGCAGATGTTCCTCTGGAAAATGTCTACGTTCAGTGGGCATCGAACAATAAGGGAGCAGAGATGTATCAGAAGGGTCTGAAAGATAAGGAATCGGAGATCAAAAAAGCTCGAAGCGCATCAACTTCTCAACCAGTTGCTGGCGGGGAAAAATCCAAAGCTAAATTCAATTCAAGAGCCCCAGGTGGGGATCGTCGGAAACATATTGATGCTCTCATGCGAGAGAAAAATATCGATATGTCCGGTTTTGATTAAATTAAATTGAGGTAATTTATGGCTTTACCATACGATCAAATTAGTGCTATGACCAAGGCACTTATCGATGATAGTGCCGCAGATAACTTCTTTGACAGTAACCCTTTGTTTTACTGGCTAAAGGAGAAAGGTCAGGTCATCTTTGATGGTGGGACTCATATCCAAGAACCTATCGTCTATGATGATGTCGATGCTGCTGGATCGTTCTCGAATTATGACATTCTTGATACGACTCCTAATGAACAGCATACTGCGGCGAAAGCGGATCTGAAACGGTACTATGTGAATATCGTTATTTCCAGGCATGAACTTCTTCGTGCTTCTGGGAAAGAAGCGGTAATCAATCTTCTGGATTCCAAGGTTCAGGTTGGGAACATGACCCTGGCTCAGAAGATTAGTACTGATCTTCATTCTGCCAATGCGGATGCCGCTACGGGTATTACTGGATTGCGTACAATTGTCGCTTCTTCCGGTACAGCCCATAACATCTCTTCTTCAGACGCTTCGGTCTGGGCTTCTACAATCGACACGGGCAATACATTGACCCTTCGATTGATGGATGGTCTTTGGGAAAATCTTTCCGTAGGAAATGATTCTCCTAAAATGATCGTGACCAACCGTTCTACTCTGTCGAAGTTCAAATCGCTTCTAATCGCAAACCAGCGGTTCGGTGAGGCTGAGAAAGTCTCTGGTGGATTCCGTGCTGTCATGTTTAATGACGCTCCGGTTTTCGCTGATCCGAATACTTCTGGTTCAGGTTCGGGTTCTACGGATAACCATATGTTCTTCCTGAATCCTAGCTGGTTGAAACTGTATGTCCATAAGGATGACAATTTCACCTCCGTTCCGTTCCCGGTAACTCCGAATCAGGATGTGACTGGTTCGCGTATTACAGCTTCTTTGCAGCTTCTGTGTAACAACAGACGTATGCAGGGTGCGTTTACTTCTATTAACCCAGCTTTGTAAGGAGAGAACAGATGGCAGAAAAGCAAACTGGCTCCGCTCTCTTCTATGGAGACGCGGTTTCGGCTACAGGTTCTACCCAGCTTTATCCCCTCGGTACACGACGGGAAGAAGAAGGGAAGACCTATCGGTATGTCAAGTATGACAATGGGTCAGCGGTTGCTGCGGTTTCTGGGGGATTGTGTGCGCGTGTTAGCGCGGCAATTGGCTCGGGAACCTGGCAGGTTACCATGGATATCAGTGCATCCAGCGTGAATCTTTGCGCTGGGGTTATGCAATCTGTTATCGGGGATGCTGAGTTTGGGTGGATTCTCACGAAGGGTGAGTCTGCGCTCAATACTCCATCTGGAACTGACGATATCGCTAAAGGCGATCTCTTGGTTCATTCCGGTACTGATGCAGGACTGGCTACTGATACTCATGCGACAAATAACACTCAGATCATTGGAGTGGCTTTAGCTGACGATGATGATTCTGCGGATACTGTTCCAGCGTTTGTTGATCTTGACTGATCAGTAAGATCCTTGGATGGCCCCTCTGGGGGTCATCCTTGGGTCATTTTATGGAGAGATAAATGGCATTTTTGGACGAAGCACAACATGGCTACCTGACTACTACGGTTACTTATGATGGTGCCCAAAGTGCCGCTATCCTTGTAGCTGCTACTACGGGTAAGGCTATCATAGTAGACAAGGTAATGTATTCAGCGGATGCTCAGGGAACCATGTTCCTGGCATCTGATTCTACCCAGAAGTCTCATACGATTTATTATGGAGCTAATGGTGGAGTTGCTGTAGATGATTGGAGATTACCCTGTGCTACTGGAGAGAATCTGAAAATCACAACTACAGACTCTGGTAATCACTCGATCTTTGTACGGTATTATCTTGTCTAATGGTAACGCTTACTAATTTACAAGATGATCTTCAGGCAAGAATGGCCGATAAGAGTGCCAGGTTTCTTGTTGATGCTGATTGTACTCGATATCTGAATATCGCTTATCATGATTTTGTAAGTAAGACAGAGATTCTTCTAAGAGAATGGGGCTTTTCGGTAACGGCGAATCAGTTTCTCTATAGTGCCCCTTCGGACATGATCAAACCTGGAATCATGATGTGGATGCAGAATTCCAGGCGAAAACTTGAGTATCATCCATTGAATTACTTTGCTGATAACGGTGGATTGGATCTTACCAGTTCTGGACCCGCCAACTTCTTCACATGGTACGAAGGAGATGACAAGTTCCGACTCTGGCCTACTCCAAGCGCAACCAGTGAGGCAACTGCTATAAATCAGGTAGGTGGAATTAACACCTCTGTTACCACTATAACTGTTGATGACGCTTCTGATCTTAGAGATACGGGTTGGGTACAAATTGAAAACGAGAAGATACTCTATTACGCAAAGTCTGGTAATATACTTCAACAGTGTGCCAGGGGAATGGGTGGAACTACTGCGGCTACCCATTCTGATGATGTAGCGGTATCCCAGATTGATGTTCATCTCTGGTATTATTATCAACCAGCAGATCTATCTTCCGGATCGGATACCCCTGAGATTCCTGCTCCTTATCATGACAATCTTGTTCTTGGTGCGCTTTACCATGCTCTGAGATCTGATGGAAGAGATCAGGAGGCATCGGTAATCTTCCAAGAGTGGACAGGAGCCATAGCTTTTGCCAGGGGAGAAGCTCAGAAAGCTCAGTCCAGTAACTATATCGCAGTAAATTTGGCAGATGGGTATGAATAAAAATGCCAGCAAGACCAAATAGTACGGTAGAAGAAACAGGTTGGCTATCTGGTGGTCTTAACACTAATGAACCTACTCATATGCTTCAGAATAATCAATCCCCTGAAGCTCAGAATTTTGATCCTTCCAATCCTCTAGGAGCAGCCAGGAGAAAGGGATTTACCGAGTGGACTGATGGTTACGGCTCTGCTGGTAGCGGTACCTTTGTTAGTGGTTTGTTCGGGGGAACCTTTTCCGATGGAGACATAGCTATAATGGCTGCTGAGGGAACCGCACTTTATGATCTTGGAGCGGTAGCGATTGATCCTTGGCCTAGCGCACTATCCGGAACCACCATAACTGCTAACGAACCTGTCCGGATGGTAATGTTTGATGATTTTATTTGTATCTTTAACGGAGACGGAGCCACAACTAACGGTCCCTATAAGTATGACGACTCCGCTATTTCTGTATTACAGAGTAGCGGTTCAACTATAGACGGAGCATTGGGTGGAACCTTGCATAAACAGAGGCTTTATGCTTGGGGAGTTCCAGCTAATCCATCAAAGATGTACTGGTCTGAGCCTGGTAATCCTGAAGACTTTCATACGATTGCTGATGATAAGGCTGGAAGCGAGAATGTCTTTATCGATGATGGTACTATAATCAATGGTATGAAATCATCCGGGGACGTTCTCTGGGTTTCCAAGCAATCCGCTGATGATGATGGTTTAGAGGGAAATATTTTTGGGGTATTTGGTAATAGCCCTGCTGAATCTACGATCAAGAAGATAGCTCACTTTTCTGCTATAAGTCAGGAAGCTATGCTTGATTACGATGGAGTAATGATTATTGCCTCTCCAGAGGGAGTCTTCTCTCTTTCCGGTAGAGGTATCGCTATGCTCTCCAGGGATATCCAGAGTGAATATCTTGCTATTCCTGACAAGTCTACGATTTGTTTGGGTAGGCATCAGAATCAGGTATGGATGGCATACCCAGCATCAGGATCGAATAATAATCGGGTATTTGTTTTAGATATGGCCCTTGGGAGATGGAGCAAGTATGTTGGAAACGGGAATATTAGGATGATGACTAATCATCCTGATGGTTCTCTTCTAACGGGAACTGCTAGTGGTAATAACTATATTCATAAGCAAGTTGATGGGGAAAATGATAACGGATCTGGTATTCAATTTGTTTGGGAAACACCAGATCTAAGCTTTGGAGATTTCTCCAAGGATAAGATAGGAAAGCTTTTCTTTGTCCATGCAAAGGATACCGGAAGTTTTACCTTAACTATGAAAAGATATCTGGATGGTGAGTTACAATCAGATTCATCAGCTTATACCTTTTCTGTAGCTGCGGCTGGAGATATTGATCGGGTGGTAGAAAGAATGGTTCTTCCTTCTACAGATAGGAATTCAAAGTTTATTCGGTTTCGTCTTGAGAATGAAGAAGCTGGTGGGGACGTTTTAGTTTATGGTTGGGCTGCATATGCGAATGTAGCAGAGCCCACCAGATAAGGAGATATTATGAGTTCAGTTATACCAGGACTACCAAACCCTTTGAAACTTTTAGAGGTATCGGATCCTTCCAACGTAGCTAATACCGGATTCGTTTATACCAATGACCAGTCTGGTAGAACGGAACTGATGTTTCAGGATGATACCGGGGTGGAAACTCGTCTGACCAATACCGGGTATGGATGGAGTTCGGGAAGTTTTGGTGTTGGTATAGCAAGTCCGGGAGCCCAATTTGATGTTCACGACACTACTACAAGTAGTGCCAACACTGGAGGCCAGATACGGCTCAGTGCCAACGATGGTGCGCCTATGGGTGATAGTCATCGGCTCGGAGTTATCGAGTTTACCGGGGCTGAGGATGGCAGCGGAACCCAAACGGTTGGTGCAAGAATCGAGGCTATGACCGACGCATCCTGGACAAACGCTGAGAATGGCGCGGCTCTGTATTTCTATACTACAGATGGTAACGCTTCGCAGACGAATGTTCTCAAGCTAGATAGTAATAAGAAGGCTACCTTTGCGGGGAACGTGGTCACGGATGGATCAGTTCAACTCAAGGAGAAGGCGGCGGCTATTGCCGATACCGCCGCATATGGGCAGTTGTGGGTAAAGACTGCGACTCCGAATGAACTCTACTTTACCGATGATGCGGGTACGGATGTCCAGTTGGTAACAGGTGGAGCGGCGGCAGGAGGAGGCGGGGGAATATCCTCAGTTGAAACCAAGACCGGGGACTATACAGCAACGACTTCAGACGATGTGATTCTTTGTAATGCTGCTACCTTGACTATTACTCTTCCTGCTGTTTCTGGTAATAAGGGTCAGACTTATTATATCAAGAACATCCATGCGACCGGAGTGGTCACAATCGATGCGGATGGATCTGAGACAATTGATGGTGCATTGAAAAAGTTCATTTCAACCCAGTACGAATCACTGACACTGGTCTGCACTGAAGGAACTCCTGATTGGGCAATTGTATAAGATGACATACTCACCCGCACAAGCTGGAATCATGACAGGCGAAGATTTCTTCACCTCTATCGGCCTGATCGGTGGATCGACGGGGATGAATCTTCTCCCCTGCTCCATGCCAAAAACGATTACAACTCCAGACGGATACAATAATGGCTACACAATTTCGATTACAGACTCAGTTATAGGGTCTTCCGACTCTTCCGTATTTTGTTCGTGGAATCTTGATGGTGGTGACGGCTCTACGACATATGACAAGACGCTTGTGCTTGGATACCTGAAAAATAACGCATCGATTCTGTCAGGATTCGGAGTATCGAATACAGTTTTTCCAGCCGATACAAGCAACAATTCACTGGAGGCAGGAACTCTAAACACAACATTTGCAGGTATGTATGCTCACCTCAACGCATTGACACTGAGTCAGTACACAGCAGGACCAACGCTCACAAATCATGACACCCATACAGATATCCAGAACGAAAGTAGAGCCTACGATCCCGTTAGTGGAGTCGCACTTTATTCTGAAGTCGGTGCTCCGGGGGTACAGAAATCGTTCTATAAAATGGGCGGTAGAAGTCAATGGATCCAAATAGCGTCCGAGACAGAAACCCAATTAGTCTCGGCAACTATGTACTGGTACGGGTGTGCTACCACAGCCGTATCACGACTGATCAGTCCGGTGATGGCTTGGGGAGTAGAATCATGACCTATTCACCTGCAACTTTCGACACGGCAGAATACTTTTTTAGACAAAGTGGATTTATTACCAGCAGCATGGTTCATCTTATTGGGGCGTCTCACTCGTGGCCTACGCCAGATGACTCATATGGAACCGCAACGGTAAAAACCAACTCGGTTATTAAGGGCGGTGGCGGGGCTAATTGGTGGAATGGATGGGATCTCTCTGGTGGTCCATTCAATAAAATCCTAGCGACCACCTATTGGCATGACTCTGCGGTAGACGCCTACGATGGGATTTACGTCTCGACCCTGACAACGAGTGAGATTAGTGGTGATATGGAATATTACTACTCGGCAGGATTTAATTCCGTTCAAAAGTCGGGGATTAGAAAAGCGTCCGGAACTGCTGGTAATGGATCCAGTGTCGCTACGGATGCCACTATCTATCAGTTCTACAGTGCTGATGCACCTATTTTCGGCCTTGGAATATATGTCGAACACGATATTCAGAAGATGTTTGTACAATCCGGGGATGGATCTTGGCTGGAAATAGTTTCAGCAACTGATAGTGATCATGAAACTTTTCAGTCAGTTTATATCAGAGGGTATGGGGCGAAGCCTCGGGCGATTACTCCGTTTAATGTTTGGGGCGAGGCGTAATATGACATATTTTCCATTAGCAGAGACTCACGATACCGGGACCGCATATTGGGAAAGTTTGGGACTACTTGGTGGCAGTACGGGCATGTCTCAGCTTCCCTGCTCGATGCCAACAGTTATGGTTGCCCCAGATGGCACTTCCACTGGGGATACATTTACTCTGACAGATTCGGTTTACAAAGTTGTAGGGAATAAATCGGGAGTCTCTTGGAATCTAGACGGAGATGACGGATCAACAGCCTACACCAAAACTCTCGTAGTTGGATATCTTCACGGGAATGACACTATAGTGTGTGGAATGGGTGTCAGTGAAGATATATACGGGACGGATTATGGCTCCACCGACGATTGGACGAATACGTTGACCATGGTTTCCAGAGATTATACGAACGCGATGGAGATTTTTAAGTGGGACGGTTCATCCAATCAAACGATTTTAGCTTCGGATGCTAGTATCTATAGCAATTTGACCGCCCCTTTCCCGTTGTTTGGTGTAGCCCTCTATTCCGAAGCTGGATCACCGGGGGTTCAAAAAGGATTTGTGAAGTTTGGCTCAGAGAGTCAATGGTTCCAAATTCACTCCATTACCGAAACTCAGGGAAACCAAAAGAGTTTGATGTTCTTCGGGGCTTATTACTCTTCGACTGCTCGACTCGTTACTCCTGTAATGGCTTGGGGGGTAGAGGCGTGAGCGAGGCCAGACTTATTACTCCGTTTTATGTGTGGGGTGCTTAAAGTGGAAACAGGAACTTTTCAGAAGAAGGGTGTTGGGACTCAGGAAGACCCGATACAACCAGACTTCGAGACTGGTCCCGGTGGCCCTCTCGGATATACTCCAGTTATGTGGGAATCCGTAGGCGGCGAGACGGCCACGACGATGACCGTTAGATATCAGAGATCCTTTCCGGAGGAAGAATGAAGAAAAAAAAGAAGAAGAAGAAATCTAATTTAGATAAGGCTATAACTGGGTATACCAGTAGCCGGGTAAATGCTTTGCGTAAGGCTTCCAGGAAGTCTAACTATTAGGGAGAGTGAGTGATGAATAAGTATGATGTTGACACCGGATTGGAGATGCTTGGTGGTGGTCTTGGTGGTGGGGTTCTAGGTTCCTCACTTGCAGGGACATTCCTGGGTCCAACATTAGGTTGGGGTTTGGGTGGTGCGATAGGTTTAGGCTCTATGGCTATGTCCCTTGCTGGTCGCCATTCAAGAAGAAAAGCGTATAAGAAAAATAAGGCTGCGATTAACTTGGCCCATCAAGTGAATTCAGCAAGATTGGCAAGAACTCATGCCATGCAGAGACAAGCACTTAGTTCTGGTCAGAAGGGTATCGGTGGTGGACATCTGGTTGGACAAGATCGGGCTGGAACCGTCCAAACACAAGCTGTGGGACAACAAAAAGAAATAGCTGGTCTGGAAATAGAGGCAGAGAAGGCGGCGTACCATGCGGCAAAGGCTAGGAACAAGGCGATGGAAGGCAGAGGAGGCAGTCAGAGTGCGCTTGAAAGTATGCTTGGGATTGGAATGTCGATAGCTGGTATGATTCCAAAAGCAAAACCAGGGCTTAAATATCTAGGTCCAGATCAGGGTGGAAACTTCTGGAGTAAATTTCAGACAAGTAATTGGGCAGATGTATCTGGAGCGGTGTAAGTGAGGCAACTATGGCTACTAATCTAATGAATATACTGGGTATGCTTGGTGGGCAAGTTGGTCAGTTACCAATGCAGCCTGATGAGGGTGGCTCTTCAGACCCTCGTCTTAGGGCAACTACCTATTGGGATAAGTATTTTCCACCTCCTCAAGTATCGGCTCAGGAATATATAAGGGAGAACGATCCTAGACCGGGATCTCGACAGGCTATTCCGAGGGGACCGGGACCACGACAAAGGAAATTCGAGCTAGAGAAACTAAAAGAA